ATATCAAGACCCATGCTAATCATGATGCTGACGTTCGTGTGGCGGAGTTGATGCAGCGTTATCCTTTTTAGCCCGGCGCTGTCCTGCAGCTGATGCAGATGACGTAGAGGATTGGCTGCATACATAGGACCGCCAAACGGTCCCTGTATAAGAGCAGTACTGTCTGTCCACTCAGTGCCAAGCAGTAATTTGCTTTCGGCATAGAAAGCTTTGAGCGTAATAAAATCATTCTTGATATCATGAGGAAAAGACAAAACTCTTTTAGACGTGTCGTTCTTCGGAGTGTCTTCTCTCATGCCTCCGCCAGTTTCTTCCTGATATCGTGTTTTCCGTACAGTTATCGTTTCGTTATCCATATCTAGATCGGACCAGTCCAGCCCGAGTATCTCGCCCTTACGGAGCCCGAGATATAGGGCAAGGTCGAAAGTCACTTTGTACGCTATCTCCTCACGTGGCAGGCTGGCTAAGGCGCTCACAAATGAAACTACTTCTTTGGAGTCGTAATACTCTGCTTCTTTTTTATCTCTCTTAGGGAGCGTTACACGGTCACATGGGTTAGTGGATATCTCTCCGAATCTGACTGACTGCGCAAAAGCGGCGTGAAGAAGCTGCTCAGTATTGTGGACCGTTTTCGGCGCGAGATCATCAGACAGATCGTCGATCCACTGCTGGATCTGTCGTGATGTTATTTTGCTGATTTTCCGCCTGCCGATAGTAGGCGCTATATAAAGCCGGAGCATCCGGTTATAGCCACTGATTGTATTTTCCTTTAATGATCCTCTGGGGCCTCCATCTATATAGGATCTGCACATATCTTCTATAGTAGTATGGGATCCCTTTGAATATTTTCCGGCTTCACATTCGGCATAGAATTTAGCCAGCGCTTTATCGGCTTCTCTCGAAGTTCCTTGCACTGTTTTAGTATAACGGATCGGTTCACCCTTGTAGTCAGCACCAAGCGTGACAGTAAGCTGCCATGCATTTCCTCTTTTTCTTTTTGATCCTGGCATAATACCCTCCTACAGACTTAGTCTGTACGTTCTTCCTTCTTTTGTTCTCTTGATGGTACCCGAATCAGCCATCTGTTTGATGAGATAGCTGACCTCGTTTTTCTCAAGGCCCTCGAAAGACAGATCCTTCTGGAGAACACCTTCTCCAGCTGCCTTGACAATATAATGAGAAGCTTCTTTTAAAACCTCTGCGTGCTTTAGTCTGCTTTTTAACCTGTCTTCGAATCTAAAGTCTGAGCACTGTGAATTGAAGCAGTGCTCCCACGTGTCAGCGAAATACTTCGCTCCGCCATTTGCTTTTGACCATGTTTTGAATTCTGCAAGCGCTCTTATGCTCTGCTCGACATTCGCGATCTCTTTATCCGGATCTGGTTCCTCCGGACATACTATACGTTCTTCGAATTCTTCGATCTCTTTTTCATATGCGATTTCAAAATCTTTCATAATAAAGCCCTCCTATTCATGTCTCAATTTTTCTAAATAGTCAGCTGAGTACATCGAATCAAAGTCATGATTATCAATATGGCTCATTTCATGGTCATATACATGGCAAAGTTCTTCTCCGGATATCTTGGCATTTATAAAGATATCATAATGATCGACTCCGTCATATAACGTAAGTCCTTTTGGCTTGTCGAATGGCAATTGTACAAGATGTACACGTATCCTCTCAATTTGATTTACACACATTCCCTATCACCTCGAAATGATTATATATTAAGGTAAAAATATGTGTGTCCTATTTTTTACTCATTATGTTTTAGCGAATTTATGAAGTCGATAACTTCTAGAGTTTCCTCCGGAGTAAGATCCTGAGCCGAGTCCATGAGTACACGTTTACCTGCAGTATCTTTCAGCTTATTGGCTAGATCTGCTGTTTTTGGATCAAGATAATAATCAGTAGATTCATCATCTTCATATCCCATAAGATAAGATGGGCGACACGAAAACAGTTCAGCCATTTTTTCGATGGTTGATCTTTTTATGTTTTGGACTCTGCCATTTTCGTACTTTGCAATGGCAGACTTCCCAAGCCCGAGTTTTTCTCCGAGTTCTTCTTGTGACAGCCCAGCTGCTTTACGAAGTCCTTTTATTCTTAATGCCATTCCCATGTGCACACCTCCTCTTGGTGTATTAATATTACCATATTTCGATGTATTTTCAATAGATTTAGGAAAAAGTGTCTTAAAAATCCGAAAAAAGTATTGACACCCCAGTCAACATGCTATAGTATAAAGGTGTCTTAAAAAGACACACGATGAAGAAAGGAGAAAACGGTGCGCAAAAACGAATTAGAAGCCAATATGAAACTTTATGGCGACACTGGCGAGAATCTTGCCCAAGCCCTTCACATAGCGCGGAGCACGCTGTCCAGCAAAATGAACGGCAACTATGATTTCACGCAGAAGGAAATTAGATTGATCAAGGAGAGATACAATCTAACCGCGGCAGAACTCGACAGTATTTTTTTTGACATTCAAGTGTCTTAAAAAGACACTGACGAATAGAAAGGCAGGTGAGAATATGGATAAATTACTCACAGCAAAGCAGGCAGCGGATACGCTTGGAATCTCTATCAGTTCGGTACGACGAAGAATCAAAAGCGGCAGCATCAAAACCTATCGCATAGGAGGTTTGATACGGATCCGACCAGCAGACCTTGAACGATACATAGAGGAACGTCCCAATGAGACGGCTTAACCTCGTAATCGTGATTGTCTTGATCTCTGCAGTGCTTATGATGCCAGCAGTCGAACCGCAGCGTTGTGACTGCGAAGCAAAGGCACCGACCTGGAAGACTGAACAACCAAAGGCAAAGGGCAACTGGCGAACGGCAGAAGCAAGGATCACAGAATATTGCCCGTGCTGCAATTGCCCGGCAGGACATGGAAGCTCAAGCGGAACATATCTGACAGATGGATGTGCTGCATGCGCATGGCTGCCGATTGGGACAAAGATAAAAGTTCTTGGAGAGACATACACCATAGTCGACACGTGCGGAACCGACGCGATCGACTTGTTCCGAGACACATCAGAATGCAGTTGTGATCTCAATACATGGACAAACGTAAAAATCAAGGAGGATTGAAATGGAAATATATAGATGCCAGTGCGGAATGTGCAGCGATAAAGACAGCTGCCAATGGACAGATAAATTTCAACGGCTGCCCAGAAAGCACGGAGGATTGGGGATGTGTCCAAGATTGAAAACTGGCAGCGATCCAACATCGTACACAAAAATCGATGTACCGATGGAAGGAGAAGACAAATGAAATGGTACGAATATGCCTGGATGATAGGCTTTGGGATCGCGTGCGGGTCGCTCATGATCCGCGAGGGCGTATTCAACGGGATCGTAATTATTCCGCTGATACCGCTGATAGGTAAAGGAATCGGGGCGATGATGAAATGCTGAAAATATTCATATTGATAATGGCCATACTCATTGCAACCACAGTGTTCCTGTTCGCAAAACTGGCCGATGACATAAGAGAGGAAGAAAAATGGAAACAGTAAAATACATAGTTCAAGTATGGGACAAAGACATTCATGATCCTTTAGCGAAAACCTTGAGAGACATTGGAACATATATGTTTAACACGTTCGAAGATATGTGGTGTTTCGTGGATACGCTTAGGGAACATTACGAAGAGCCAAACAATTTACAGTTCGACATCAAATGCAAATGTGAATAATATTGCATCCTTCCCGGCTGGCTCATGGGCGCGAATTTCCTTGAATTTTCATCCCCATATGAATCCTCCGGAACAAGTTATGTCTAACGTTCGCGCCTGTGAACGAGCCGGGAGGGAGAAAGGATAAAAATGATTTGTTTTGAATGTAGCAAATACCGGTACTGGAACGACACCTGCCGTGTAGACGGAGGCCTCGCGACGAACGACATGAATTGCAGGATCGAACTGAGACGCAGGAAGAGAGAACAGGAAGAAGAGACACTGACGCAGAAAGTGCTGTACCTGATCGAGACGAGAGGCACAAGAGACACACCACTTACTATTAGTTCTTTATCACACAGCACAAGCATGAGTGAGAGATACATACGACGCGTCGTAGAGAGACTAAGACAGCGTGGCTACTGCATCATCAGAGACGGCGGCTACTATCTCACAGACGAGGCTGACGACGTGAACAGAATCATCGCTGACTATCAGTCGAGAATTGCTAATTACAAGCAGACAATGAGAGCCCTCAGACGTGGGCCGAAAGGAGAACACAATGGCAGAATCTAAAAAGAAAGGCACTCCGCAGAGTGCCCCTCAAATGCAAGATCATGATATCACAATTCCTAAAGATATATCAAGCCTAAACATCTACGAGAAGATGAGCCTTATCACGAACGCGATCAAGACAGTAGGGAAGAACCTCGATGTAGGAAATGGGAAAAACAAATACAAGGGCGTTGATGAGTCAGACGTACTCACAGCGGTCAAGCCTATAGAATTCCAGTTCAGAGTTTATTCGTATCCATGTGCTCGTAAGCCGCTCGAGTCTCAGATTCTTGAGACTGAAAATCAATATGGCAAGAAATACAGCAAGTTCATCCGCCTGGAGACTACATACAGATTCGTAAACATCGACAAGCCGGAGGAGTATATCGACATCACGACGTACGGTGACGGCGTTGACCCACAGGACAAGGCCCCGGGCAAGGCCATGACGTACGCTGACAAGTACGCTTTACTAAAGGGTTATAAGATTCGCACAGGAGAGGATACAGACGCAGAGATGAGTCAGCAGGGACGCTTCATCTCGACGGAGGAATACTACACTCAGGTCCCTCCACATGAAGAGCCTGATCCCGTGCAGCAGCCGGATCTCATCAGCGAGATGAACGCACGTGTACTCATACAGATGTGCGAGAATCACGGCAAGGACGTGCAGGCGATGTGCGCACATTACGGAGTTAAAAGCGTACTCGAAATGAGTGACGCGCAGTTCACAGAGATCGTGCAGATGTTCGACAGAAACGACAAGAAAGCAAAAAACGCAAGGACGGAATACGCGCAGCCTGTGAATCCTACATGGGACGCTATTCCGGGAGGCAAGCAGGAAGATTTAGGACTATAAGGAGGATATAAAAATGGGAGACATTAAATACGTCGGCATCAAGAGCCTGAGAGCAGGCAAGCCATACGGAAGAGAGTACACGTACAGGACGATCATGGACCTGCACGAAGGTGATGAGGTCATGGCCCCTATGGGTAAGACGAACGCGGAGAAGCTGTGCGTCGTAACTACAGAGGACGTACCTGAGGAGTCAATCGGTATCGACCTCGACCTTATCAAGTACATCAAGGCGCAGGCAACTCACGGTGATGTGCAGCAGGATGTTGCTCCTGAGATTACACTGCCAGACGTACCAACAGCAGAGTTTAGTAACACGGATGTTATTGAGGATGCACTTGTTGAAAGCCTTACGAAATACAAAAGAATCATCGTCACGGACGAGACTTTACAGGACTGTAAAAAAGCCGCGACCGATCTCAACGCTTGGAAAAAAACAATCGACGAAAAACGCAAAGAAGTCCACAGCGTATACAAGAATGCGCTTAACCCGTTCGATGAGGTTTGCAAAAGGTGGACCGGCATGATTGATGAAGTGAGAGGCGAGATAACGTCGCAGACCAAAAAGTTTGACGAGAAAAGAAAACACGCAAAGGCAGTGATTGCGGCGGGGTTAATCGATCAGGCTATAGCGGAATTCGAACTCAAAGAAGCGTACGCGATACAACTCACGATGAAACCGCAGTACTCAAACATTACAGCATCAGACACAGACACTAAGGAAGATGTATACGCGCGTGCAACGGTCCTCAAGGAACAGCAGGATGCAGCAGAGAAGGAAGCCGAGGAACACACGCTCCTGATACAGCAGACGATTGATTACGACAACGCGAGGACGGCGAAGAAGCTCACGTTAGCGGACGTGCAGAGCATGATCGACAGGCACGCGCCTATCACGGATATCATCTCAGAGATTCACGCGAAGAGTCAGCTTATCTACGACGCGGAGCACAAGAAGGACGAAGTCAACGAGGCACTCGCGAAGGACCCGATCAAGCCACATGAGACATTAAAACCTGATCATCAGAACGCTTATATGGATATGCACGTCGAAGCTCCGCTCGAAACACTCAAGGCACTGAACGCGTACATGGACAGCGTCGGCATCAAACACACGACCGTCGGTCAGGGGTGGGCGTGATGAAGTTAGATAAGAACGGATACGTGCCGTCAATCATGGTCAAAGACCCGGACATATGCTGCTTATGCGGCAGAGGCGGAGACATGGCACGTCATGAGATTTACTTCGGGCCTAATAGGCAAGCGAGCAAGGCTAATGGATTTTGGGTCACGGTCTGTCCGGCTTGCCACAACATGATACATCGTAACAGAAAGATAGACCTCGAATTAAAAAAGATGTGTCAGAGCCATTACGAGGAAAGCCACACGCGAGCAGAGTTTATGGCACTTATAGGACGAAATTATTTGGAGGACGACGATGAAGGCGACATTACAGAGACACGGCTCACAGCAGGGCGGATACAGCATGACGTTTCTGACAAAGGAGACGGAGGCAGCGAGTGGTAAGTTGCTTGGCCTGACGGATAAGGACGTACTCGATCTCGATATCAAGAAGCATAGCGAGAAGAGATCGCTCGACGCGAACGCTTACTACTGGGTCCTTGTTGGGAAGCTCGCAAAGGCGATGCACACGTCGAGACCGTACATGCACAATCACCTGCTTATCAAGTATGGCACACTTATGAACGTCGGAGGACGGTGCGTCGAGGTCACGATGATAGACACGGATGAGTACATGGAAGATTCGATGCTGCACTTGTACCCGACAGAAAAATTGACGTTCGCAGGCAACAACAGGATGAGAACATTTCTCATGATTAAAGGCTCACACGATTACAACTCAGGAGAGATGAGCGACCTTATAGCAGGGACCGTTGATGACTGTCAGGCAGTTGATATCGAGACCCTTACGCCGGACGAGATCAACGAGATGATACAGAAGTGGGGCGTGAAGCATGGCTAACAATAATGGATTCATCACACTCGACAGAAAGATTCTTGATTGGGAGTGGTATGGAGATATTAATACCAAATGCTTATTCATTCATCTACTTCTTACGGTGAATCACGAGGATAAAAAATGGCATGGTATAGAAATTAAAAGAGGACAACGCATAGCATCATACGCGACGTTAGCAAGTGAATTGTGTCTGAGTTTGAGGTCAATTCGCACAGCACTAAAACACCTAAAATCGACAGGCGAAGTGGCAAGCGAATCAACCAACAGATATACACTCATAACCGTTGAAAACTATGACTTATACCAATCCAAAAAGAAAAGAGCAACCAACAAAACGGCAAGCAACAAGGCAAGCAAGGGACAAGCAAGGGACAAGCAAGGGGCAACAAACAACAATGATAACAATGATAACAATAATAACAATGATAACAAAGATATATATAGTCGAGTAACACACGACGTTATCTCTTATCTGAATGAGAAAACAGGTTATCACTACAGGGCAACTACAGGCAAGACTCAGCAGCTTATAAGAGCAAGGATGAATGAGCACTTTACTGAGGACGATTTCAAGACGGTCATTGATAACATGACAGGTGAGTGGCTTAGCGACAGGAAGATGCAGAAGTATCTCCGCCCGGAGACACTCTTCGGGACAAAGTTCGAGAGCTATCTTAACAGGATCCCGGCGAAGCCAAAAGATGATTACGATTACGGAGAGGTTTTATGATGATTAATTTAAAAGATTTCAATCCGACGATCACGGAGCATGACAAAGATGTCTGCCCTATATGCGGAGGCAGCGGCGAGATCACATGGAAAGACGAGGAAGGTAACGAGTTCGGCAGGCCGTGTGAGTGTGAGATTGAGAGGCAGACGAAAGCACGGCTTGCACGGAGCGGACTCGCTGAGGTCATGGAGAGGTACACATTTGACTCATATCAGGTAAAGGAACCGTGGCAGGCAAGAATACTGGGGTCCGCTAAAGCATACGCGATAGACCCGTCAGGGTGGTTCTTCATAGGTGGTCAGTCAGGATGCGGCAAGACACATATTTGTACAGCTATGGCGGTAGCACTTATCGAGATTGGAAGTCAGGTACGGTACATGAAGTGGCGCGAAGACAGCACACTTCTGAAACGAATGGTAAACACAGAAGACTACGACGAAGAGTTCAGTAAGTGGAAAGCCGCACACGTTCTGTACATCGACGACCTTTTCAAGGGAGCCGTCACAGAGGCAGACGTAAAGCTCGCGTTCGATCTAATCAACGAACGCTACAACAACGACCTGCCGACGATCATATCGTCAGAGAAGATGCTCAGCGAGATCACTGATATTGACGAAGCTATCGGCGGAAGGATACACGAAAAAGCAAAGTACACGCTCAACATCAAGAGCGACAGAAAAAGAAACATCAGATTTGAAGGAGGAGTAACACTATGAATTCAGTGAACTTAATTGGATATTTAACGAGAGACCCGGAGGTCAGATACACGCAAAGCAACATGGCAGTAGCTACGCTGTCAATCGCGATCAATCGCGGTAAGGACAAGAACGGACAGGATAAAGGAGCAGACTTCCCACGCGTGATAGTCTTCGGTTCGCAGGCAGAGAACTGTCAGAAGTACCTCAGTAAGGGCAAGAGGATTGGAGTCACAGGCAGGATACAGACAGACTCTTACGAGCGTGAGGACGGCTCGAAGGTATACACGACGGACGTGATCGCGAGCAGAGTTGAGTTTCTCAGCCCTTCAGGGCAGCAGGGCGGACAGCCGCAGGGACCGCAGACGTATCAGCAGGCGAGGCCACAGCAGACTCAGATGCAGCAACCTGACTTTACTCCTATCCCGGATGACAATATTCCTTTTTAGTGGAGGTGCGAAATGATACATCAGTTAGATATAAACGGAAAAGATAAAGTACAAGTCGCAATAGAAAGGCTTAAAACATACGAGCCTAAAGACGGATATTATATTGCATTCAGCGGTGGCAAAGACAGTTGTACGATTAAAGCACTTGCAGACATGGCGGGCGTGAAATATGACGCTCATTATACAAACACAGGAATAGATCCACCTGAACTTGTCCGATTTATTATTGAACAGCATCCTGATGTACACAGAGATATTCCAAGAGATAAAGACGGTAACAGGATTACAATGTGGAATCTGATACCTAAAAAGAAAATGCCGCCAACACGGATAGTACGATATTGTTGTAGTGCACTCAAAGAAGATCAAGGAGAAGGACGATTTGTTGTTACTGGGGTAAGGCGAAGCGAAAGCGTAAAAAGGAAAAAATCGAGACATATGGTTGAAGATCATGGAGTGCATGCGGCGAATAATCAACTTAATTTCACGGAAAATCTTGAAGATGCGCCACAATTCAAAATCTGCCCGCAAAAGCATCGCTATATACTCAATCCGATTATTGATTGGAGTACCGAAGAAGTATGGGAATTTCTAAAAGAAAATAATATCCCGTACTGTAAATTGTATGATGAAGGTAAGAAAAGACTTGGGTGTATTGGATGTCCAATGCAAGGGGGAAAGGGTATGATAGAGGATTTTGAAAGATACCCAAGATATAAAAAGTTGTACATGATCGCTTTTGAAAAAATGTTGATAAAACGTGACGGAGATGGAAAAACTGAATGGAATTGTCCAAACGATGTAATGAAATGGTGGACACAATCATAGGAGTATAGAAATATGACGAACAGCAGAAACAAAGGAGCAACCGGAGAACGCGAGCTTGCGAAGAAACTCCGCGAGTACGGTTACGAATGCAGGCGTGGTCAGCAATATAGCGGAGCTAACGGAGATGCGGATGTTGTAGGACTTGACGGTATACATATCGAGTGTAAGCGCAACGAAAGATTAAATGTGTATGACGCGATGAGCCAGTCGATACACGACGCAAAAGACGGGGAATCACCGACAGTCATGTGGCGAAAAAACAACTGTGAGTGGCTTGTAACTATGAGGCTTTCGGACTGGATTGAGATGTACAAGGAGTTGAAGATATGACAGAGAAAGAGTGGAAATGCATTTACGAAAATTTATGTAATGAAAACCCGAGAGACTGGGAGATACCGGAAAGGAAAACTCGCAAGGATCTGCTGATCGAAAATTTTCCATTCGCAGAATTTGACGGTCAAGGCATCCCAAAAGCATGCGCAAAACAACTTGGAATTACAGATGAATGTTTTTCAGGGCAAGGCATAGTAAATCGTGCCGACTGTGAAAAATGTTGGGCTGAGGAAATTGAAAACGATTAACCGTTCGCACCTATTCGCGGACCAGATATAGGGGCAGCGTGCACACCAAATTACAAGAATAAATTTAAATCAACGTGAAAATATTGTATATGCAGCAGTTATAACTTATGGCTGCCCCGGAAAGGATGACGAAATGAAAATCATAATCATAGAAGCCGACGCTGAAGAACTCAGAGCGGGCAGAACGCTCGGGGAATCAATCAGAGCCGCTAACGGCGGAAAAACGGATTGTGAAATTGGAGGTAAAGAATCGTGAAGATGTATAAAGGTTTCAGTAAAGATATGACGTGCAGAGGTTTTAAGTATGAAGAAGGCAAAGAATACAAAGAAAGCGAGGCGGTTTTGTGCGTAAAAGGGTTCCATGCCTGTGAAAATCCTATAGATTGTTTATCATATTATCCACCAAGCAATAGTATTTATAGGGAGGTGGAACTTAATAAGATTTCTGAAGAAACGGAAGATGATAGCAAAAGAGTAGGAAAAGAAATTAAAATTGGAGCGAAGATTGATGTCGCCAATATGGTAAAAATCGCTTTTGATTATGCGAAGTCAAATTGCACGAATAACAAATTGGGCGGTTACGGTTCAGCCTTAAACGGCGGTTACGGTTCAGCCCTAAACGGTGGCAACGGTTCAGCTCTAAACGGCGGTTACGGTTCAGCCTTAAACGGCGGTTACGGTTCAGCCTTAAATGGCGGCAACAGGTCAGCCTTAAACGGTGGCAACGGTTCAGCTCTAAACGGCGGTTACGGTTCAGCCTTAAACGGCGGTTACGGGTCAGCCTTAAACGGCGGTAACTATTCAGCTCTAAACGGCGGTTACGGTTCAGCCTTAAACGGCGGTAACAGGTCAGTTGTATATGGTGGGGAAGGCGCAAAAGTCAAGGCGGGGAAGCATTCAGTTCTCGCAATCCAATTTTGGAAACACGATGAGTTTGTAAAGATAGCATTTGCAGAAGTTGACGGTAAGAAAATCAAACCTGATACATGGTATAAATTGGACGAAAACGGAGAATTTACGGAGGAGAAATAATGTCAGCACTCGAATGGCTGTATGATAACAAGCTCGAAAGAGTATGTAGCGAATTGATCGGCGGTGCGAAATGACAAATGCAGATGCAATAAGAGCCATGACGGATGAAGAACTTGTAGAACTTATGAATAGGCTTGAAGTCGGAGATATAGACTATTCACAAACATTTTGCTGTTTGTGTGGGGGCGATAGTACAGATATGCCATGTGATAATTGCAGATTAGAATGGTTGCATAAAGAAAGCACAGATACATATTTCGGGTTAAAGAAAGGCGGTGCGGAATGAAAATGGAAATAGACATATCTGAAAAAGAAATATCAAGGCTTGTAACCGATGCGTTGGTTAAGAATATTGTAGATAAAGAATTAGACGGTGGGTATCCATACGCATATAAGCAGGATATAGCGCAGGCAGTTAGAGAAGTTATTTATAAGGACAAGAAGCATATAGTAGACACTTGTGTCGAAAGAGCAACAAGAGAGATTAAAAGCAAAGCATTTAAAGAAATGATAGATAATATAGCGAAAGAAGGGGGGGATTATGATTGAAAAATATAAGGACGGTGGCAAGAGATGCACTCGAAAAGCAAATACCGAAAAAATCGATGATAACGATTGAGAAAACAAAGCACCATAACTGTATGGCTTGCAGAAACAAAATGTCTGATTACCAAATCACATTTGGCGAGCGCGGAACGTGCCAGAACTACATTACGCTGTGTGAGGATTGCTATGCGGAATTGCGATCGTATTTTGCAAATAATTTGGAAGGTGGTGCGGATGATATTAAAAGAAGATAATATAGCGCATAAATTTTATGAAATTTTTGTAAAAGGAAAATCAATTAAGTGGAATGAATTTCCTACTGAATCAAGATGTGGTTGTGGGTATTATGATTATTACTATGCAGAGGACGAACTGTATTTAGTCCGAGATAGAATAATCGGAGAAATCTTTTTAGTGAAAGCCAAAAGCCCTAAAGAGGCTATTGAAAAAAGGGATGAACTTATTGCTTATGAGGCAATGAAAGATATGGAAGAGCCATATATAGTTTAGAAAGGCGGTGCGAAATGAGACTGATAGATGCAGATAAATTAAAAGACAGCGAGGTAATGTGTAAAGTATTTTCCAATCCAACAGACGAACTATACGGAATGTTGCAATTGATCAACGAACAGCCAATAGTAGACGCTGTTGAGGTAGTGCGGTGCAAGAACTGCGAATACTATAAAAAATTAAATATTACTGGGTATTGTTTATGGAATGGATTAATATATGACAATGACGCATTTTGCAGTCACGGAGAACGGAAAGGCGGTGCGGAATGAGCAAGATAATAAGAGTGTTCCCTGAAAGAACAAGTTATACCCCTACTGACCCATACGCTTTCGTTGGTATGCCAACACTAATGATCCCCGAACATGAAGAGGTGCGTATAAGCTGTACGTTCACATGGGATAAGCAAAAGTGCGAGGATCTAAAATACCAATGGGAAGTAATGACTAACAAGCCTGTGAAGCTTGGAGGACCTGCGTATAACAGCCCATGCACCGATTTTATACCAGGGATGTATGTAAAACAAGGAATAATATTTACAAGCCGTGGTTGTGACAATAATTGTCCGTTCTGTTGTGTGCCAAAGCGTGAGGGGAAAATCAAAGAACTCCCAATCGTTGAGGGCAACATTATACAAGACAATAATTTCTTGCAGACAAGCAGAGAGCACAAAGACAAGGTATTTGAAATGCTAAAGCACCAACACGCTATCGAATTTAAAGGCGGTTTGCAAAGCAATTTAATAGACGATCATTTCATAAGCAACATACAAAGCTTGAAAATCAAAAGTTTATACCTTGCTTGCGACAGCAAAGGATCGATTCCAAGTTTTAAAAAGGCTTGCGCAAAGCTTGTAAAAGCTGGGTTTAACAGAAATAAGATACGCTGTTTCGCGTTGATAGGTGACGATATGCAGGAGAATGAGGAACGTTGCAGGGAAATCTATTATGCAGGAGCAATGCCATTCGCACAGCTTTATAAAGATTTTTCAGAGACCAAAACAGAATATAGCAAAGAATGGCGGCAATTTTGCCGCAAATGGAGCAGACCTGCTGCGACAAACGCGTACATGAAAGGAATAATAGCAGGTGGTGTGGAATGATAGGCAAGCGTAATTGTGCTATCCGTGACGATGAGATAATGGCATCCTGGGATGCACATGATGATAATGATATATCTACAGAAAGGCTGATTCAAATGGTGGCGGATGGCTGTAAATGCGGAATTGATGATGTTATAGAGGCATTATCGCGTCAACAGGATAGGATTAAGGGGGATTCCGATGATTGAAATAAGAGATATTGATTTGCCGATAACGGTTGCAGAAAAGTTGATAACAGGTACGAGAAAATCTATACTTGGATTTTCATCAGACCAATTTGACAAGTACGAGTTAGAAGAAATAGCAAATTATTTGTTAGTATATGTCAAATCAATGAGAGTAGGTGGTACAGATGTGTAAGCCCGAATCGCCGTGTCTGAACTGCCCAGACAGGACAGCGGAGTGCCACGCAAAGTGCGATAGGTACGCCGACTTCGACAGGGCGCAGAAAGAATGGAGCAGAAAAGTAAATGACGAAAGACTACTGGATAAAGAATACAGAGAGAGGCAGGACAGGAGGACGCTGAGATGAGTAAAGCGGGAATGATGAGGATTTATATAGCCGGGCCGATAACTGGCACGATCGACTACAGGGATCGCTTTGCAGCTGCGAAGATATACCTGGAGAATCTCGGACACAGAGCAATCGACCCGGTCAAGATCGCGAGCGAGATGCCGTTTGTTGGCGAATGGTGTTACAAGCAGTACATCGACAACGGACTGGAACTGTTATCCGAGTGCGACGGGATCTATATGTTAAGCGGTTGGAGCGAGTCGAGAGGAGCCGTACTCGAAGAGAACTATGCCGGAACCGTTGGAATAGCGAGATACTATCAGGGACACACCGAACCGCTTCCGAACAAGCCGGTACACAGAGATTATTACTAGAGAGGTAAAACATGGGCGATTATCAGAGAACGAAAAATAATAAATATTTTCTCCCGACCGCAGTCTATAACAAGGCGATATGGGAGATAAGGGACTACTACAGACTCAGGGCAGAATCGGAATCTATACTCGAGGAATCGCCTGATCCACCCGACGGATTGCCACGCGGAACAAGCGTGGGAAATGAAGTCGAAAGCAAAGCGATAAAGCGGGAGAAACTGAAATGGAAGATTGAAGTGATTGAATCGAATCTCGAGATAATACCGGAAGAGTACAGGAGGGGCGTATGGAAAAATATACAGTATCGCACTCCATATCCTAAAAATGCAGATCGCACCACGTATTCACGCTACAAATCGCAGTATATCAACGCTATTGCGACCGAAATGGAGTTGATTTGAGGGATAAAAATAAATTCAGTTTTTTTCATGTTGCAACACCAGGAAAAAAATCCGTGATATTATTTATAGTGAGAATAGAGGGAGAACACGCCTTCTTTTCATGAATCATCCTCAAACACATATATAGCAATACGGTAAGAGCCGTCCACATTGGGCGGCTTTTGTAATACGATAACAATCCTCCGTGGATATTGTTATAACTGTGCCGCTCCGAAATCTGGGCAAGCAAGATACGTTTACAAAGCGGATCAATCGGGGCGGCACTGCATGGAAAGGAGCAGGCCCTATGGCAAAAGGTAAATATCAACGCTGGCTGACTAAAGACGGCCTGATCAAAATACAGGGCTGGGCGAGAGACGGCCTAGTGGATGAGCAAATAGCAAAAAACATGGGGATAGCAACAGCAACGCTGTATGACTGGAAAAACAAATATCCCGATATAACCGAGGCCTTAAAAAAGGGAAAAGACGTTGTGGACAGGGAAGTTGAAAACGCTCTGCTCAAGCGTGCTATAGGATACAAGTACACAGAAAAGACGTTCGAGCTGACAAATGGGAGTATGATGCTTACTAAGACGGTAACAAAAGAAGTAGCACCGGACACTACCGCTCAGATATTCTGGCTCAAGAACAGAAAGCCTGCTGAGTGGCGTGATAAGCAGAATATCGACGTAGAAGGGGCACTTCCGGTGATCATAGCGGGAGCTGATGACCTTGAAGACTGACAATGCCGTAAAGGTTTATCTTCCGGATATCATAGGCAAAGGATATAAGACATTCTGGAACTTCAAAGGAAGGTACAGAGTAGTAAAGGGATCCCGAGCGAGTAAGAAGAGCACTACAACGTCGCTTTGGTACATCTACAACATTATGGCGCATCCGAACGCCAATGCAGTAGTTATACGTAAGGTGTTCAGAACACTCCAGGACAGCTGCTTCGCGCAGCTTAAATGGGCAGCGAACAGATTACACGTTGCGCATCTTTGGAAGTTCTCAGTAAGCCCGCTCGAAGCTACTTATATGCCGACAGGGCAGAAGATATTTTTTAGAGGACTAGACGATCCGCTGAAACTATCATCCATCACGGTAGAGCATGGCTCACTGTGCTGGGTGTGGGTAGAAGAGGGTTATGAGATCATGAACGAGGCCGATTTTGATCTCATAGACGAGATCATAAGAGGAGCGGTTACACCTGATTTGTATAAACAAATAACGATTACATTCAATCCGTGGAATGAACGGCACTGGCTAAAGCGCCGTTTTTTTGACGTTAAAGATGACAAGATACTGGCACTGACCACCAATTACAAGTGTAACGAATGGCTCGATGATGCTGACAGAGGAATGTTCGAGTCAATGCGGACCAGAAACCCGAGGCGGTACAAAGTCGCGGGACTAGGAGACTGGGGGATCGTTGACGGGCTTGTATATGAGAACTGGGTAGAAAAGGCGTTCTCAGTAGACGAGATATCACAGTTGCCGGGGATCCGGTCAGTATTTGGGCTCGACTTCGGATATGTGATAGATCCGTCTGCACTGTTCTGCGGGCTTGTAGATGTATCTAACAAGACCTTATATGTGTTCGACGAGATATATAAGAGCCATATGAGCAACGAGCAGATAGCACAGGCAGTGATAGACGCTGGATACGGCAAAGAACGTATTACGGCAGATTCGGCAGAGAAGAAGAGCATAGACAGGCTGTATGACCTGGGGCTCAAAGGAATAAAGCCAGCGAGGAAAGGACCGGACAGTATACGATCCGGTATAGATTTTCTTCAGGACTACAGAATCATAGTTCATCCGAAATGTGTGAACTTCCTGACAGAGATCAGCAATTACTGCTGGGACAAGGATAAATCAGGATCGTTCACAGGAAAGCCTGTAGATGACTACAACCACCTTATGGACTCCATGAGATATGCAGTCGAAGATATAGGCAGAGGAAAAACATTTAGTTTTTAAGCGAGGTAGAAATGTTTGATTTTACAACAATGGAACAGGGAGCGGCGAACAGGCTTACGGACAAAGGGTTTATATCTCTAGAACTGGCTAACTTCATCACTTCCAAATCAAGAAGCATGATGACTGCCGGAGAGAGATACTACAAGGGCGACCACGATATCATGAATAAGGTCAGGACCACTATAGGGGCAGACGGAACTGTCGAGACTATACAGAACGTCCCGAATAATAAGATCGTCGATAACCAGTACAAGAAGATGGTCAATCAGAAAAAGAACTACCTGTTTGGCAAGCCATTCACCATACAGAGCGATGATGATAACTACACGCAGCAGCTTAATCTTATATTCAACGATAACTTCATGGTCCTCATGAAGAACCTCGGGAAAGATGCGCTGAACTGCGGGCTTGCGTGGCTGTTCGTTAATTATGACGAACAGGGAAATCTCAAATTTAAGAGATTTGCTCCGCACGAAGTTCTCCCGTTCTGGCGTGACAACGAGCACACAGTACTCGACTGCGCCGTCCGGATATACGACGTAGTGAGCTACGAAGGGACTATGAAAGAGATCATTAAAAAAGTCGAGGTTTACGACGATGAAGGGATCACATACTTCGAATACAGAAGCGGATCCCTCATTCCGGTAGAACCGTGGCATGAGAACTACTTCATGGTAGACGCTCAGGCGTTCAACTGGGAGAGGATACCTCTTGTAGCGTTCAAATACAATGCAGATGAAACACCACTGATCCAAATGGTCAAGAGCCTGCAGGACGGGCTTAACAAGATAGAGTCAGAATTCCAAGACAACATGGAAGAAGACGCGAGGAACACTATCATGGTACTTGTTAACTATGACGGTGAGGATCTCGGCGAGTTCAGGCACAACCTGGCTGCTTACGGAGCTGTCAAGGTACGTTCTACTGACGGCGTGTCCGGAGATGTGAAGACTCTCCAGGTCGAGGTCAACGCGGAGAATTATAAAGCGATCATCTCGATATTCAAAAAGGCGATCATTGAGAACGCTATGGGATATGACGCAAAAGATGACAGGCTGGGCGGAAACGCAAATCAGATGAACATCCAGTCGATCTACAACGATATCGATCTTGACGCTAACGACATGGACACAGAGTTCAGATCCAGTATGCAAAATCTAATGTGGTTCATAGACTGCCACCTGCAGAATACAGGAATGGGAGACTTCTCTAAATCACAGGCTACTGTGAGATTCAACCGCGATATGCTGCTGAATACTGGTGAAGCGATTGACAATTGCCGAAACAGTGAAGGACTGCTGTCAACACGCACGATCCTTGCTAATCATCCGTTCGTATCCGATGTAGACGCGGAACTTGAAGCTATCAAGCAGGAGAAGGCTGAAAGCATCGATACTATGGGATTTAATAACGGTGATGAATAATGAAAAGCAGAGACTACTGGAAGACAAGAGCAAAGGATATCGAAGAGGCCTCACATCAGAGCGCTTCTAAAACAGCCGGATATGTCGACGATCAGTATGTCAAGGCTATGGCTGAGATCGAGAAAGAGATAAACAACTGGTTCCAAAAGTTTGCTGCGAATAACAGCATGACAATGGCAGAAGCGCGCAAGGTGCTCAGCTCGTCAGAATTAAAAGCGTTCAAGATGGACCTGAAAGACTATATCGCTGCAGGCGAGAAGCTGAACACTGATATGGATCCTGCATGGATAAAGAAACTCAAGAGCGCATCCGCAGTGCATCACATAGAAAGACTTGAGGCGTTAAAGATTCGCACTCAGCAGGCGTGCGAAGTGCTTTATGGAAGTCAGCTTGGCGCTATGAACACTATGGTAAAAGGCATATACGCCGACAGCTACTATAACGAGATGTTCACTCTGCAGAAGGGGCTTGGAGTCGGATGGCAGGTAAACACACTAGATGAGAAGAAACTCACAGACGTTATAAAGAAGCCGTGGGCACCGGACGGAGAGGCGTTTTCAAGCCGGATATGGAAGAACCGGACGAAGCTAGTAAATGAACTTCATACAGAGATAACTCAGTCATGCGTCACAGGCAAATCAGTCGATGACATGACAAAGGTGATCCAAAAGAAGATGGGCGTGTCTGACTATAACGCAAGACGGCTTGTGCAGACAGAAGCGTCTCACTTCAATTCTGCTGGTACTGAGCAGTCATATGCAGATACCGGAGTAAAGCAGTATCAGTATATGTCAGCTGTAGATGACGCTACGTGCGGTATCTGTGGAGATATGGATGGACAGATATTCGATCTCAGTGAGTACGAGGAAGGAGTTACAGCTCCGCCGCTCCATCCGTCATGCAGATGCACTACGGCACCGTACTTCAATGATGAGTTCACCGTAGACAATATGAGAGCCGTCAAAGACGAAGGCGGTAAGACATTCACCGTACCAGCAGACACTACATACAAGGACTGGAAAAAGAAACACGTTAAATAACGCTCACAAGGGCGTTTATATTTTGTCCTGACCTGGAAGACGTAAAAAGACAGGGCCACAACTGGAAAGAGAAGCAAAACTCGTAAAAAGCGTATGAAAGGAAACGGAAAAATGAAGAGAAAAATGTTGGAAGATCTCGGGCTCGAAAAAGAAGCCATCGACAAGATCATGGAGCAGAACGGTAACGACATTGAAACCGCTAAATCAGAATCGAAGGGACTGGAGACTAAGATATCCGGACTCGAAGAAGAGATCAAAGGCTATAAAGGCCAGATAAGCGAGAGGGACAAACAGCTTACTACGCTGAAAAAGGACGCTGGAGCAACAGACGAACTTAAAAAGCAGATAGAAGAGCTGGAGAAGGCAAACAAGGACAGCCAGAAGGCACATGATGACGAGATGAGAAAGATCAAAGTAGACTCTGCTATCGAGAAAGCGTTAAGTGCGAGCAAAGCAAAGAATACTACGGCGGTAAAATCGCTGCTCGATCTTAAAGACGTAAAGTTCGCAGAAGACGGAACCATAGTAGGGCTAAATGATCAGATCAAAGCGCTGCAGAGCGCTGATGATTCGAAATTCATGTTCGACAACGGTAAGCCGTCTATCAAAGGCGCGAAGACCGGAGAGCCTAAAGACGGTGACGATTCCGGCGTAACAGCAGAGCAGTTCGCAAAGATGGGCTACAAGGACAGGCTCGAACTTTTCAACACAGATAAAGAATTATATGACTCGCTCGTGAAAGACGGCGAGTAGAAAGAGGTAAAAAATGGCTACTACAATGCTTACGAATTTAATCAACCCTCAGGTCATGGCACCGGTAATCTCAGCGAAGCTCGCTAAGAAGATCAGGTTCACACCGTTCGCAAAGATCGATCTGACACTTGCTGCAGGGCCCGGGAACACGATCACAGTACCAAAGTACGCTTACATCGGAGACGCGGAAGACGTTGCTGAGGGCGTTGCTATGGGTACTACAGTACTTACAGCATCAACAACTACTGCTACAGTCAAGAAGGCTGGCAAAGCGGTAGAGATCACAGACGAGGCTGTACTATCAGGATACGGAGACCCTGTAGGCGAATCTGGCAATCAGCTGGCTAAGTCCATCGCAGCAAAAGTTGATAACGATTGTTACGATGCAATTTCAAATGCAACTCTGACTTATGACGGAACATCCGCTGTAATCGGATATGATGCAATTGTAAACACGATTGACATGTTCGAAGAGGAAGGCGACACCCCTGCTGCAAAAGTAATCTTCGTTCATCCGAAACAGGTAACAACCTTAAGAAAGGATTCCGACTTCAAAGACATCAACAAGTACCCACTTAAGGTAGTTATGAACGGTGTAATCGGAGAAATCGGCGGAGCGCAGGTAGTTCCTTCAAGAAAGGTAAAGCTTGTAAAATATGAGAAGGACAACACTGACGGAACAATCACTATCGTAGCGGATACTACAACAGAAACTACTACAGACAAACATCTATCTACTATCATGGCTAACTATGTAGGCGCTCTTGCTGTAGGAGATAAAGTCAAGGGGTTATCAGCGAACTACTACGCTTGCCCAATTATTATGACATCCAACACAGACGACGTGGACGACACAGCAGCACTAACTATCTACATGAAGAGACAGGCATCAATCGAGACTGACAGAGACATCCTGAAGAAGACTACTGTAATCTCAGGAGACGAACACTTCGTGGCTGTTTTGTCAAACGAGAGCAAAGTTGTTCTAGGAAAATACAAAGCGTAGGTGATGTAAATGTTACTGAGAAGATATCATGAAGCGGAAGAAGCTACTGAAAAGGTCGCTGATGAAGCGGAGGTTCCTACAGAAGCTCCTGCCGATGAAGCACCTGAGCCAAAAGAAGCACCTAAAAAGTCCACCGGAAAAGGCAAGAAATGACGCTTCAAGCAGTAAAGGAAAGACTTAGCCAGTTAGGATATGTAGCGCAGAGTTCAGAAGACACTGCGCTACAGTTCCTTATGGATAAGGTAACTGCGGAAGTTAAAATCAATTGCAATGTATCTGCTGCGCCGAGCGACCTCGATAGCGCGATGGTGGATCGCGTATGCGGGGAATATCTGCAGCAGCTTCTCGGAATCGGGAAACTGACAGGATATACTTTCGACGCTACAGTAAAAGCGATAACTGAGGGAGACAGCTCATTCACGTTTGCAGACGATGACAGCGCAGAGACTAAGTTCTCCAAGATACTCATGCAGATGATAGACGGACTGAACGACCTCGAGATAGCGTACAGGAAACTGAGGTGGTAACTATGGATGCAAGCGTTCTAAAGACCGCACAGGCTTCTATGTACGCAGGAACTATGACAGTCTATGAAGTCTTAGAAAGTTCAGCAGACGCGACCACAGGCCTTCCTACGCTGTCAGATGACCCGAAATATACGGATACTCCATGCAGAGTGTCTTATAAGACGGTCAATGCAGATGATCAGTCAGAAAGCGGATCCGTAGTGCAGGAGATTTCTCTTTACTGCGATCCGGCGCTGGTGATCAAGACAGGTAGCAAGATAGTCGTGACGCAGAACGGCACAACAGTAAAGTATCAGCTGTCAGGGCAGCCTGCCGTGTATGTTTCCCACCAGGAGATACCACTGAGGCTGTATGAGGAGTACGCATAATGTCTAAGGATATTACTATCAATGATACGGAACTTAAGGCATTCATCGACAAGCTGTCGAGCATCGAGCTCGAAGGCGTTATGAATACTGCGCTGGATGAACTTGGAAACAGATTTGTTCAGAAGGTGAAGTCACGCACTCCGGTAGGCAAAACAGGACTTTTAAAAAACAATTGGAAGATGGAAAACAGCGAACGGTCCAAGTCCGGATCGGTATATATGCTGGCACTCATAAATCCTACAGCATACGCAGAGTATGTGGAGAACGGTCATATGCAGGACGTTGGACGTTATGTTCCGGCTCTAGGCAAGCGGCTTGTTGCTCCGTGGGTGGAGGGCCAGTTTTTTACAGCGAAGTCCGAAGCAGAAATGCAGAGGATCGCCGGACCCGCGGTCAGAAAATGCATAGAAGAGCAGGTCAAGGAGATAATAAATGTTTAATGGAATCAAAAAAGGAATAGCAGCAGCTATACATACATGGTATCCGGACAGCAAGATATTCGCAGAGACGGTGACTCAGGGCATAAAGCCTAAGACTTTTCTGATCACGATGATATCTCCTAGCATCAAAGGAGAAATGTGTGCTTCACGTACATATGACGCTGTATTCGCGATCCAGTATTTCCCGCAAGGACCTGAGAAGAAGACAGAGATCTATGATGTCATAGACACGCTTGAAGATGCGCTCGAAACCATAACCATACCAGCTGGAGGAAATCTCAGTACTGCGGTCATGGCTAGACGGATCAAAGCAGAATCTGACATAGTAGATAACGTTCTCACTTACAAAGTGAGGTATATTGCACGCACTTACATTCCTGTGGCAGACACAGACATGAGCAACGTCGCGGTGACGGTGAAAGGATAAAATATGGCAAAAGATAAGAAACCTGCGGCAGAAAAAACCGCAGAGAACAAATTCGCAAAAGAATCGCTTATCAAATCGCGTAAATATGCGGGAGATAAAGACCTGCTGAGCGCACTGCTTAGCGATGGCAAAACATACACCATCGCCGAGACAGACAAAGCGATAGAAGATTATAGAAACAAGGAGGTAAATTAATATGGCATTAGGCGGTGGAACATTCCAGGCTATGGATAAGATCATACCTGGCACATACATCAATGTCGTGTCCAAAAGCTACACGGCGGATGCCAGCGACAGAGGAACGGCGGCAATGGGGCTCACACTTGATTGGGGTCCTGACAGTACTGCGTTCACTGTGCTTGCGTCAGAAGTTCGTGCTAAGGCTCTCAAAATATTCGGTTATTCGCTCGAAGACGATGCGATGAAGGATATAAGAGAGATATTTAAGCACGCTACAAAGCTGATAGCTTATAAGCTTACATCGGGCGGCACAAAAGCGTCCAATACATACGCTACAGCGAAATACACAGGAACCAGAGGCAACAGCCTGTCTATTGTAGTCAGCAAAAACGTTGATGATGAGACGAAATACGATGTAGTCACCAGGCTCGGAAATAACACAGTAGATACGCAGACGGTATCAGCTGCTACTGGACTTGTTGATAACAGCTTCGTTGACTTTATTAAGTCATCAACACTGGCTGTAGGCACTCTAGCACTGGCAGGCGGTACGAACGGTACTGTAGACGGTACGGCTCATCAGGCGGCACTTACAGCGTTCGAGAGCCAGTCATTCAACGTGCTCGGACTCGACAGCTCAGACGCAACAACGAAGGATATGTACGTAGCATACACGAAGCGCATGAGAGATGAGCAGGGCTCGAAGTTCCAGCTTGTTGCATATCAGGACGCGGCTGACTATGAGGGAGTTATTAATCTTAAAAATACTGTATCTGACACCGGAGCAAGTGCATCAGCACTCGTTTACTGGCTCACCGGAGCTGAGGCTGGGTGCAAGGTGCCTGGATCACTGACAAACTTTAAGTACGACGGTGAATATACAGTAACACCGACGCTCTCACAGGCAGAACTCGAACTCGCTATAACTGATGGCGAACTCGCATTCCACAGAGACGGAGACGATATCAGAGTCCTCATGGATGTAAACAGTCTCACTACATACACTACAGCGAAGAGCAATCTGTTCGCCAAGAACGAAACTGTACGTACTGTAGACGGCTTCGCAACAGAAGTGTGCAGCATAGCGAACACTAAGTACATCGGACTCGTACCGAACAACAAGGACGGACGCATGAGCCTGTGGGGCGAGATATCCGCTCTGCATAAGAAGTATGAGCAGAAGGGCGCAGTTACAGGCTATGACACTGCAGACCTCACTGTAGAAGCCGGAGAAGGCAAAGGAGACGTAGTAGTAACAGACGCGCTGACAGTAGTCGGCACAGTCGAAAAACTGTACGTCACTATGCTGATAGGTTAGGAGGCAGAATATGAATAAAGAAGTATCGTCAATGGACGGAATAAACGCCGTCAGCGGAAAAGAAGGATATGTGTTCATGGTGCTTGGAGGCAAGCGCTACACGCTCATGAACCTGACTGAGATCGAAGCAACAGTAGATTCCAAGTCGGGGACAGTAGCAACGCTGAACAGCAACATGGTAGGGCACAAGCCTGGCACTATGGAAGGCAAATTTAAAGGCAAAGGCTACTACGTTCACGATATCGAAAGACAGGCGTGGACGGACTATAAGGACGGAAAGTCTGGTGCTCCGTACTTCCAGATGCAGATCGTCAACAACGATTCGTCATCTGACACGGGCAGGAAGACAACCATCCTTTACGACTGCCTGAGTGATTCATTCACTCTCGCGAAACTGGACGCAAACGCAGAATCTCTTGAGGAGGATATCTCCGGCACATTCGATGACTGGGATCTTCCTGAGACGTTTACTCCGCTGAACGGGATGGAGGACTAATAAATGTCAAAGTTCGAACGTTTTATGAAACAGAACAAGGCTGAGCAGCCGGATATCAAATATCCGGCTACAAAGTCACTTGTAGACAGCAAGGGCAACCCGCTCTTATGGACTATAAGGCATATATCGTCTGCACAGGTAGACAAGCTCAAAAAGAAATTCACTTTCGAAGAGCCTGTCCCTGGCAAGTACGGTCAGACTAAGGAAGTTTTTAAGCAGGAAGAATATCTGCTCGCTCTTATGTGTGAGTGCATATCCGATCCGGATCTTCGTGACGCAGAACTGCAGGACAGCTATGGAGTAACGACTCCGGGCGATCTGCTCTACGCCATGATGGATAATTACGGTGAGTTCCTTGAACTGCAGAACGTGATCTCCGAAGCTCTCGGGCTGAATGAAGACCTCGATTCTAAGTCAAAAGAAGCAAAAAACTCCTGACCGGGGACGATCCTGACCCGGAAGCAATAGTGGCGATGAGGTGTCTTTGCGAATTCAACATCATGCCGAGAGATTATCTCGCAATGGACGATGAAAGCAAGGCCTTCATCATAGCCGCTATCAATACGAAGGATGAGATCAAAGAAAAAGAAATGAAAGAAGCGGAAAGGCAGGTGGACTGATGGGCACTGTAAGAACAGATTTTGTGATCAATGACCTAGCGTCGGGACCACTTAAAAAAATAGCATCAAATACTACAGCAGTAGACAGCGCTCTTAAACGCACTGCAAGCTCATCTCCGATATCCGGAGTCGCGAAACAGGCAGAAACAGCAACGGGCGGGTTCTCAAAACTCCGCACCGGAGTGAATAATGTCGGCGGAGCAATGGCAACTACACGGACAAAGAGCTCGGGGCTTCTTGGATCAATCAAAGGAATCATAGGCACAGTCGGCGGGCTTTACGCCGTGCAGAAAGCTTTCACGCTTATAAGCGACTCTATCAGCGCTGCTATGAACCGTACCCAGCAGGAAACAAAGCTGGCAACGATCATGCAGGAACGTATGGGTACGAATAACATCAAGGGCGTAACTAGCACTATGACAGCTGAGTCTCAGACAGGCGTTCTAGGGACTACTACCCAGATGCAGGGCGCTCAGCAGATGGCTACATTCCTGAACGAGGAAAAATCGCTCAAAACACTGATTCCTGCTATGGATAATTTAGCCGTACAGCAAAAAGGTGTCAACGCTACTGGCGAAGACATGAGAAACATCGGCAACATGGTCGGCAAGGTCATGCAGGGCCAGACAGGCGCGCTCAAGCGTGTAGGTATCAGTTTTACCGCTGCACAGGAAAAAGCCATTAAATACGGATCAGAACAGGAAAGAGCGGCAGCACTCGCAAGCGTTATTAATAATAACGTAGGTGACATGAACAAGGCCATCGCGAAAACTCCGCAAGGCCAGATGGCACAGCTGAAAAACAAAATGGCCGGAGTGAAACTCGAGATAGGTCAGGGCATTATGCCAGCGCTCACAAACATGAACAAGGCGCTAGGCAAAAAAGACAATCTGACATCGATCAAGATGATGGCATCTGTGTTCGGTGCGCTTGTGTCCGGCGTTCTTAAAGGTCTTACGTCAGTAGCGACTGGAGTATCTACTGTGTTCGGATGGATCGGGAAACTTGGAGGAAGTAAAAGCTCCTTTACAAATCTCTCGAATGCCATATCCACGGTTACGAAAGCTCTTGCTATAGGAGTCGGCATCTGGGGAGCATGGAAAACAGCAGTTGCGATCAATAACGCGCTCATGACAATATCAGCCGCGAGAGCGGCGCTTGCTACCGGATCTACAGTAGCACAGGCAGCCGCAACAAAGACAGCAACAGGAGCACAGGTAGGGCTTAATGCTGCAATGCTCGCATCACCTCTTACATGGGTCATAGCGGCTATAGCGGCAGTAGTAGTAGTACTGATAGTTCTGCAAAAGAAGTTCGGCATATTCACGAAGCTGTGGTCGCATATCAAGAAAACAGGATCCTCACTCAAGAAGGGCTTTGGAGCTGCTCTTGACAGTACAAAGGATAAGATATCCAAATTTGCAAGCCATATGGATAAGAAATTCAAAGCTGCGGGGAAAGCCACAAAGACATTCATGAAGTCATGCAAGAACTCGACTTATGGAGTTAAAGGCGTACTCGGCGGACTCAACAACTTCGTTTCAGGCGTATTCACAGGCAACTGGGGTAAGGCTTGGAAAGGCGTTGTGCAGATATTCAAGACCATATTCAACAGCATCAAGGCAGTTGCGAAAGCACCGCTCAACGGCGTGATCTGGCTCGTTAACAAGGCTATAAGCGGAATCAACAGCCTGCACGTAAGCATCCCGTCATGGGTGCCGAAAATAGGCGGTAAGTCTATTGGGTTCAACATTCCGAAGATTCCACAGCTGGCAAAAGGCACGAGGAACTTCACGGGCAATATGGCGCTGGTCGGCGAAAACGGGCCGGAGTATGTGCAGATGCCGAAAGGATCGAGCGTATACAGTAACGGTGAAAGCCGGAGAATGGGCACATCACGCTCGGTGGTAGTAAACAAACTGGCTGATAAGATAGTGGTCAGGGAAGAGGCTGACATCGACAAGATCGCAGTCAGGATAGCAAAGAAACTGGAAGATATTGAAGCAGACGTTGTAATGGCATAGGAGGAAAACATGGAAATACATCTTATAGTTGATGATGACGATATGCAGCTCCCTGTATTACCGGAAAGCTTCGAAGTCTCAAGTTCACAGAACAACGAAACAGTCAACGTACACTCTGTCGGAGAAGTCAATCTTCTCGGGCAGAGCAATCTTGATACTATAGAAATCAAGTCTGAATTCCCATCGAGTGAGCGTAGTTACGCAGACACGAATTTCAATGATCCGTGGGACTACGTAAAGACTCTGAGGTCATGGAAGGAAGGCAGGAAAACACCTGTACTGCAGGTAACGTCAACAGACATAGACTGGAACGTTTCAATAGATACATTCACGTACGGCGAATCTGACGCTCTTGGGGACATAAATTATACGCTGTCATTAAAGCGTTATAAGGCTCCAGCTGGGCGGATAACCAAAGAAACGAAGACAACCAATTACACAGTCAAAAAAGGCGATACACTATCTGCTATAGCTTATAAGTATCTCGGCGCTACCAAGTACAGAGATACGATCTATGAGCAGAATAAAGCAGTAATCGAGGCAGCATTTAAAAAGCACCAGAAGTCGCTTAGGAAGGCTGGCAAACCACAGGTGAAGTCAAAGACAAGCAAGAAAGGTAAGTACCTGTACAAGGGTACTAAGCTGAAAATCGTTCAGCAGGTGATCTAATGCACGTATACTGGCACAGCACAAATAAGAGCGTGGAAAAGATCACAGATATAGTAGATCAAGTATCACAGATCGGATGGTCCGGCGCAGACACAGAAGCGTCTAGATCGATGACTCTGACTCTGATATACAATCCTGATAAAGCGGAGCAGTCAGCTCCGCTTTTAAAGTCAGGAGATATCGTTTCTCTATACAACGACAATAACGAGAGGCTATTCTTTGGACGCATAATCACAAAGGATCGCCCTGGCGAAAAAGGGTCGGTTTCGTATACGGTCAAAGATTATATGAACAATATTCTCAAATCGAACACATCTAAAAAATACAAGGGTAAATCAGCAGCATCGATAACGAAAGATGCCTGTAAGCGTGTTGGTATTTCGTGTGGTCATCTTGCATCTACAGGATACAGCATTCCAAAGCTATATGCGACGGATACTCCGGTATACAACATAGCAATGAGGGCATACAAGCTCGCAAGCGCCCAGACTGGCGTTCAGTATTTTCCCTATATGGACGGTAAGAGATTTTGCGTTAAAGAAAAAGGCCAGCTCGTAGGGCGTTCTTACAACGAATCTACTAAACAGGTAGAAGAGAATTTTATTCTGTCCGGAGATGCTAATATCACGTCAGCTACTGTCACAGAAGACGCAAGCGACATGGTAAACAAGGTTGACATCTATAAAAAAGGCAAGAAGATAGGATCCGTCAGCAAGTCCGACTGGATCAAAACTTTCGGTACGCTGCAGGCTACTCTGTCAGTAGAAAAAGGCAACGGCAGATCGGCAGCTAAAAAGGCTCTTACAAATCTCGAAAAGACCATGAGCCTTGATGCTATAGGCGATGAAAGATGCATAGCCGGAGCAGGCGTTCATATCAAGGACGATTCATCCGGACTAGTCGGTATATTCTGGGTCAAAAGTGATTCCCATACATGGCAGAACGGGAATCATCAGATGTCGCTGGAACTCACGCTAAAAAACGTGACAGAGAACCCAGAGGTAGGATCCGACTCAAGCACATCATCTTCATCAAGCAGCGTGTCTACAGGAGTACTGAACGGCAAGAAACGTACTGGGATCCGGTTCACTGCATACGCTATAGGTGAAGGCGGAACAAAGGACGAGCGCGGGCGGGCTCTTAAATACGGCGAAAGAACCATAGCTGCAGACTTTTTAAAATATGGTCAGAAAGTGCAGATATTCGGCACAGGAACAAAGTATGACAAGAAGGTAATGACAGTACGTGACTGCGGGCTTGGCAATAACCACACCATTGATATTTTGATGACGAAATCAGAGGAACGCTCATGGAACAATCCAAGCGGATACATCATCATATCAGACGGCACAGGATATAAGACAACGGGTGGCAGCAGCCTTTCTTCGTCACAATCTAAGGTAGTAAAAGAAGCTAAAAAGTGGCTTGGGAAGGTCAAGTACGTATGGGGCGCTACAAACGTCACAGGCGGACGCTCAGACTGCTCCGGCTTTACCAGATACGTTTTTAAACACGCTGTAGGCAAAGACATAGGACGCACAACGTATGACCAGGTCACGCATGGCACAAAGGTGTCAAAATGGTCTAGCCTCCGTGCTGGTGATCTCATTCTGTTCAACACAGTAGGACGGTGCACGCACGTAGGAATCTGCATAAGCAAGCAGCACTTCATCCATTGCGGATGTAGTCACGGTGTGCACATGGAGAGCATGGGCAGTTCTTACTACCGGAGCAAATTCTACATGGGAAGGCGGATAGTATGAGTACAAAATCAGGCTACAGCAGAATCATAGCGGTCATGCAAAGACAGGGCACAAAAGCCAGTAATAGCGGAGGTCTTATCCTTGCAAAAATGAAGAGCGCTAAAGTAGCAAATTACAAGGGCATCGATCTGAAAAAAGACGAAGATTTCAGTGTAGTCAAGAGTCCGTGGAAACATAAACACACTGCGTCATCGTCTGACGGAGCAGGGATAACAGTCAGCTACAATGATGACGATAAAGATGTAAACGTGCTCAAAGCGGGAGACATCGTACTCATGTATGATACAGGATCGAGTTACATATTGATCGGGAAGGTGGTTTGATATGGCGGTTTTTTTAGACACTGATGACGTAGTAGATTCCGAAGTAACAGATACTACGCCTTGTGAATTTGGAATAGATTTCAGCACAGGCAAACTTACCGGAGAAAAGGTATATGGATCAGCTGCGGTGGCTGTGTGGGCATGGCTTGCACTTCGCACGCCAAGATATAGATCGCCATTATTCACGTGGTCTTACGGATCTGAACTTGGGCAGCTGACAGGGACCAATTACTCTGAGAGCTACACTAAAGCAAGAGCAAAGAAACTTATTACAGACTGCCTAAAAGTCAACGAACACGTTACCGGTATTAAGAACCTTGAAATCGATTTTAGCAGTAACAATTTATCTGCGAGCTTTACGCTTGTCACAGACTACGGGGAGGAGGAGCTCAATGTATGAGGAATACACATACGATAATATATTAAGCAGTATGCTTGCAGACGTTACAGCTGGTATCGATACAGCTGAGGGCTCGTTTATGCATACTGCGCTTTCTAGGATGGCGCTTATGGTCGAAGAAGCTTTCTCGGAACTGTCAAACGTCAACGATAACATGGAAGTAGACACTCAGGATCTTGACCATCTTATTACTGGCGGAGCTGAGTGCGGATGTCCTATAGTGGACGCTACTCCGGCAACACTGAGAGCACAGTTCAACTGCGCAGTAAGTGTCTCGGACAGATTCGAGGCTCCGGACACCGATCTAACATATTATGTAATTGAGTGCCTTGACGATACGGAGCATATCTATTCACTTGAGTCTGAGGATCCGGGGGCAGAAGCTAATTCGTATATTGGAGAAATAGAGCCTATAGATTATATCGAGGGATTCGAAACTGGCACGATATTATCAGTCATATCCGCAGGAACAGATATTGAGGATGAAGAGATATACAGAGAGCGCCGCATGAAGTTCTACACGGTCAAATCGTTTGCGGGAAACATAGCGTACTGGCGCGAAGAGATAGATGCTCTGGACGGTGTAGGAGGATGCAAACCAGTAAGAGCAACAGCAGGAGGCGGGCACATCGATATAACAATTATCGGATCCGACTTCAAAGTGCCATCGGCGGCAGTGATCGCGGCGGTACAGCAGGCGGCTGGTCCAACAACAGCGACTGCCGATAACGAGGGGCTCACTCCAATCGGGTCTGGAGTTACGATATACGGCTGCACAGCAAAGACTGTGAATATAGCTGCTACTCTCACATTCGCATCTGGAATCACCTATGCCGATGTGCAGTCTCAGGTCGAAGCGGCAATTGACGCGTACTTCGTCGAATTGGGTCAGACTTGGGAGGCATCTACGGAAGTTCTCACGGTAAGGAAATCTCAGATAGAAATACGTCTGTTGGATATATCAGGCATAACCGACGTGGAAAATATCATGCTCAACAGTGTTGACGCGAATCTGACGCTCGGGACAAACGAGCTGCCTGTAAGGGGGACGATAACATGCTAGTGACAGAAATGGAGAATTACACACAGTTCCCTGACTATCTGCTTAATATGCCTGAATTCGAAGTTCTACAGACGATACAGGATAAGTGGACGCAGAAGATCGTAGACGCAGTAGAGTCTCTTGAAGATAATATCTTCATACTTACATCTGACGTTGACGGTGTGAAAAGGCGAGAGGGGATCTTAGACATCACGCCGCTCGATACCGACACGCTTGATGAGCGCAGATACAGGATACTGCTTCAATGGTATGATACGTTCCCATACACTGAATATGACCTTAGAGACAGGCTATCGAGGCTATGTCCAAACGGAGACTATATCTTAAATATTGACCTAGATTTGCAAAAAATCGAAGTGCGGCTAGGTCTGTCAAATAAGAAAAACTATGCGGAGATGCTCGCTCTGATCAACGAGCTTGTTCCGCTGCAGATTATCATCAGCGCAACGATCAAATACAACACGTGGTCAAAATATGCTTCGACAAAATGGAGCGCATTAGCTAGTAAAACATGGAACGAAATAAGAGAGGAGATATAACGTGAGCAGCACAACTACAAATTACAATCTTACCAAACCAGCGCAGAGCGACTTTGTTGACATATCAGTGCTTAACGGCAACGCCGATACTGTCGATACAGTTCTGTTTGGCAAGGAAGAAAAAGCTACTATATCGGCAGCTACAATGTCGGCATCGGGATGGTCCGGATCGGAGTATTCGTTTGAGGGAACATACCCTGTCGCGACTTATAACATTGAGATCCAGCCGAACGGAGACAGTATCACATCTGACCAAATGAAAGCTTGGAATAATGCAAAAATTTACGGGTCTGCTACAGCCAATAAGGCTATCGCAAAAGGCACGGTGCCGTCAATCGACATCCCTATCATAGTAAAGGCGGTGGCGAAGAATGCTTAGTGTAAAAAACAGTGGAGGCGGTGGAGAAATCTTAGTAGGAATTCGTATAACGACTCCGCCTACCAAAGTACTGTATAAAGCAGGAGAGACACTTGATCTGACTGGGATGGTGGTAAAAAGCGTACTCAGCGACGGAGACACCGAAACATTAACTACTGTCACAGACTGGACATCAAGTCCTGCGCAGGGATCAACTCTTCAAGAAGCAAATACGTCTGTAACAATATCGTGGATCAATGAAGGAAAGACATACACTACAGTACAGGCTATTCAAATTGAAGTGCTATCAAGTCTCGCTATTACTGCTCCTACAAAAGTTTCGTACTACAAAGGCGATGCGCTTGATATGAGCGGATGCGTGGCTACTGCAACATACAGTTTAGGCTCGACAGCAACAGTAACACCGACGTTCAGTCCGGCTGACGGTAGCACGCTGTCATCATTCGGCACTGTTCCGGTAACGGCATCGTATACAGAAAACGGAATTACAAAGACAGCAACAACAAACGTATCAGTTTCAGTCAAAACTGTCACTTGGGCCGGAGGGACTGACCAGGAGATAGCAGACATGGTATCAACAGCAGATGCCGGAGTAATCAGCCTGGCTGATTATTGGACGGTTGGTGATGAAAGGACCGTCGCGCTTACTGCAATGGCTCAGACGGTATCAGGATTGTCTGAAACGCACGCAGCACAGAATATTGTGCTCGTGCTCATGAATGCCGGAGGAAAAACTCTTACGGCTGGGGGCACGTGCAATTTCATTGTAGGACAGAAAAATGTGCTTGGATATAGTAATGGTACATTTGAATCAGGCGTGATGAATTCATCCGGATCCAATACTGGAGGATGGAGCAGTTGTCCACGTCGTACGTGGTGCAACGGAATCTACAAGAATGCTTTTCCGAGCGTCTTACAGGGCATATTTAAGCAGTTCCAAAATGTATCAGGAGTAGGTGGCGGAGCTTCTAGTGGCACTCAGACTACAGATGATTATTTTGCTCTGCCAGCCGAAAAAGAAGTATTCGGGAGTGTATCAGATTCGTTTTCCGATGAAGCCAGTACGCTCACTCAGTTTTCATACTATAAAACTGGTGCGAACATAATAAAATATTCCGCCTCCGGAACAGCTGAATATTGGTGGGAAAGGTCCCCGCAGAGCGGCGACAGCACCATTTTCTGCCTTGTGAGCGGCAGCGGCACCGCCGACGTGGACAGCGCCGACATTGCTTATGGGTTCGCTCCCTTCGGCTGTATATAATCTTGAATCTAATAATCGCACACGAATGTGTGCGTAAGGAGAATAAATGTCAGTAGCAACGCACAACAGAACATTATAGGACCGTTGAGGAGGCGGAAAAGGATGAACGAATTATTGAAGCAGTTCAAAATATACCGAGATCAGATATTTGAAAAATTCTCGGTAACAGGAAACTATTATGAT